TCTATTCTATGAGATGAACAATAAAGACGCCCGGTGTATTAATGCTACTTGTTTTAATAAAAAGCGGATTGCGTATGTAATTCGGAAGATTCTGCTTGAAAGTGAAAATCTTGTAAAGGTAGATGAACCTCTTTCATTCGGAAAAACAGTAATTGTAGCAAAAGCCGATTCTTATTGGAGTGATGAAAGAAAGAAGCAGTATGAAAGTACTTTAGACGCTGTTAAACAGCTTGGGTTTACAGTGGTCAATCCGGATGAAGTTTTTAAAGGGCAGTGCTGGTATTCGGAAGATGATGAACGTATTTTGAAAATGATTGATGATGGCGATGTTTATCGATGTATCTCATTCTTTGGCTATTATTATCCGGAATTTAAAGTTAATTTCTACTATGTTAGAAAAGATATTGCTTCCGGAACTACAGCAGTTGCAGATGTTAAAGAAATAGAACGTGAGAAAATAAAAGCTCAGTTAAAGAGGAATAAAGAAATTGTCATTGAGAAAAGCGCTGAGGAAATGCGCAAATGGGCGCAAGAAAAGCCATACTTTCAGCGTAAAAAGGAGCTTTCTATTGATGAACAGACAGTTTTTGATGTGATGGTTCTGCGTAGTTGCGATGATGGCTACCTGAAAACCTTGCAATTAAGCAGGTACGATAAAAAATCAGATTTTGTCGAATACGTCAAAAATAATAAAGCTGATCGGGATCAATGGTATCGGGCTTTCATCGCAAATAGTCTTTCTGCTAATGATGTGATGTTTTATCCGTATATGCAAAAATGCCAAAATATTCTGTTCCACGAACAATATCCTGATGAGTACTTTGCATTAGGAAAAAAACTAAATGCTTCATTGGAGAAAAAGCAAAAGAAACTCAATGATCGATTAAAGGATCTTGATAACGATAATACAGAGGAAGCCTGACGGTTTCCTCTCTTTATTGACATGCTTATGAAAACTTGGACTAATGAACAACTCGCTGTACTTGATAACGAGTATCCAACTGCTGATTTAAAAGAGCTTGCTGCCCGCCTTGGTAAAACGCCTGAAGCTATTAAAGCGAAAGCCTTAATTCGTAAATTAAAACGTTCGCTGAACGTGAGAGTGTGGAGTCCTGATAAAAGGCAAAAACTGATATCC